ATTAGATCGTAGGCTGTTGCTTTTAGTTCGTGTAGGTTTGTCATTTTTTTAAGGTATTAGCGTTAAATTAAGTTGCTCGCAAATATACTCATAAGCGGCTAAATTAACGTCGGCTGACTGGCCCCACTGATCGTATGCAGCGCCGTTTATTGTCGTGTTGCCGCTTTGTACAATAGTTTTTACCGTTTCCGTTTCGGTTTGTACGTCTTGACCTATTACGTTGCCATTTTCATCGTAAATATCGCGTGTAACGGTATTTGTAACGATAGTAACAAGGCTAATTTGCCAAAAAAATTGCGCATAGTCATTTAGATTGTCATTTACTATTGATGCATCTAAATAGTTAGCGCTTACCTGCTGTCCGTTTTGCCAAATAATTACTGGCTGTATTGAATATCCCATATTTAATATAATAATAGAGTAACATTTCTAGTAAATCCAGTGGTGCCGGATTGTAATTGTGTCGCTGGTAAAGCTGTTTGTCCAGCAATAGTAGAATTTAATTTTACAGAGTTTGAAAAATCATAACTCTGTACAGCAGTTGAACCAGCAGTAGTCATTCCGATTTGCGGAGCTGTGGTTTCAGCAGAACTATTATACAAAAGCGATACAAAATAAATTCCAGCCGTTGCTACATAAGTAGAACTAAATGCTTTAGTTTGCCAAGTAGCTGCAGTTCCTTTCCATATATTACCGTCATTAGTCGAACTAGCAACCAAAGTCATAGTTCCAGCGTTAAAAGTGTATAATCCTACGCCGTTATAGTTATTTGCAGTATAAACGCCTTGAACACTTTGAAAAAATTTTACTCCAGTTATTGTTTGGTCAAATTGTAAATAATAGGCAACAAATATAGCAGTTTGATTTACCAATAATGCGTTAGCTGTAATAAAAAGTGAAGGGTTTGCAACAGGATAACCTATAAACTGACTACCTAACTGGCGAAAAATTACATTAGTTAAATTTTCGGGTGCTGTTAGGCTATATTCTGTACCTAGATCATTTTTATAGTAAGGTAGATTGTCTGTTTTAGCATATAAAATACCTGTACTTGCTGCTGGAGTAGCTGGGGCTGATTGTTCCGATATTATTACGTTCGTCGCCTTAGCCGATCCGTTTACTTGTAATGCTTCGCCGCTGTTAGTAGTGCTTTTAATTAGCAAATTACCGTTAAAGTAATTTAGATCGCTGGCTCCCTCTTGGTAAATACCCCAGCGATTAGTATAGTTTATTGTACCAGTGCCGGCCGTTTGATCGTTAATGAGTATGCCGTAATTGTTAGTGATATTGACAGCTGATCCGGTATTATCCGGGAAACATACCCTAAGACCTGCCAGGTGTGTGATCGTGCCGACGGCTGATCCGTTAAACGAATAAACGCTACTGAGCGACGACCAAGCTCTTACTGTAGATCCTTGCGTCATTGTAAGCGTGCCGGCGCCGGTAAAACTTATTCGGCTGTTGCCCTCTAGTCCTTGCCTAGTGCCGGCTGGCGTCGTTATATTGCCACCTAGTGATAAATTCAAATAACTATTGACCGAATGTATAGCATTGGGACTGGTAAAAGTAGTACCGCCCGGCACCGTTAAATTGTACGTAAATAGATTGCCTTGCGCCTGACCAGTCGTGTAATTCTCTTGCGCTAAAAATTCAGTTTTATTTGTTGCTGCGTCCATTCGCAGCCCTGTCGTGCTTAGTACGGTATTGAATATTTCAAAATAATTAGTGCCGCCATTGTAAACATCGCCAATACGCCAAAGTCCGGTGCCGCTTCTTTGAAAAGCCAGTAAACTGTTAGCTGTTGCAGTAGTTGAATTTAGCTGCACCATTATTCCAGTGCCATGTACGTCTAGTTCGGCGCCTGGCGTAGCTGTATTGATCCCCAGTGCGCCCGCTGTATTATCCCAAAAAAGATTGGCACTGCTGCCTATTGTCTGCGATCCGGTAAAATAGGCTACTTGCGTAGCTGTACCGGTACCGGTTATTGTGCCAGCTCCAGGGCCGCCGATTAGATCCCAGGACGTACCATTATCCCGGTAGATCTCAAAAGTATCGGTACTAACAAAGAGCCGGCCTGTCTGTCCTGCGGCGGGCCTGTTAGCAAACGTATTACTATTGATAGCTGGCGATCCAAGCTGATTAAGTATATTAAAATCTACAAACATTAAACGTATCGTTTAAGTATTACGGTCAACTGATTAACCCCTGCGCCACTAAAATTGAAGCTATAGACCTTTACATTAATCTCGTCGCGGTTGCCAGTGATATTCCAGGACTGGTTAGGCGTAAGCAAAAAACCGTCAACGGTTACGTTGCTAGTGCCTTGATTGACGAATATAACGCTGTTAGCGTTTGTGTCCGTCTGGCCACTTTGCTGAAATATCTTTGTTTCTGTAATGAATTTTACGCAAGCCATTATCTACAGTTTTTTTGATCTTTAGCGTATTCCTGGCGCATAGTTGTTTCGTCAGGCAAAAAAGTCGTTTGATCCACAATGTTAGCCACCATTTGCCGGGCTGTGCTGGCTGCGCTTTCTGCGCTAGGCGCTGTCTTGCCGGTAGCCTGTCTGCGCTTCATAAAATAATAATACACTGCGGCTGCGGCTACTAGGTAAAGTATCGTTCCTTTTTTCATTGTCGTTTTTTTTATACCAGTACATTATCGCCAAAACCGGCTACGCGAATACCTTTTGCTAGCTGTCTAGTTACAGCCTTTGCCTGCGCCCTGGTAGCTGTCTTAGTCCTTACAGCTCTTTTTACAGCTGTAGCCCTGGCCTTTGCGCCTGGCTGCTTAGTAAATAAATTACTTACCAATTTTGTGCCAATATCTAACGCTGTTTGCCTAGCTGGGGGCATATCTATAGGCGCCGCGAAATCTTGCTCAGTGATCCTTTCTGTTGGGCCTGCTTCAACGGTTACTCTGGGCCGTCTGCGAAACGCCATAAACGCAATAGCTGCGCCGGCGATCAGTAGTAAGGGCAATATATTTTTTTTCATCGTGCTGGTAATTTGTTTGTGTATGTTAATAATGTGCGAAGCTGGCTATCACTTAGGCCGTCCCAGGGCAATATACCGCCACCATTAGTTAAAAAAGTTAATAGATCCTGCCGATAGCGCTGCTGAAATACATCGGCGACAAAAGATATCGCGGCCTTTGTTTTCAGCTGGCTAAAAGCGGCCATAACAGCGTTAAAATCGTCCTGGAAAAGTCCGAAAGCGTTATGTATCTGCCTTGCTAATCGCTCCGCTGTTGCCCTTTGTACTAAAATCCCACCGGTACGTTTATAGTAAAGCGGCTTCCAGTAGCTACCCGGATCTGTTATTTGCTGGCTTGCGCTTTGTGTGCCTGGCCCAGCTGCGATCCCGCCTGCAATTAACAGGCGTTTAATAGCTGTAAAGGCCAATAGGCCACCGCCTACCAGTAGCACGTCTGTAGCTGATATTTTTATTTTGCTTGCCATTACTTACGAAGCATAGATAACAGCATAGTGATTTGAGCTTGCGGCATTGCTGCCAGCTTCGCCAAATCGTCGGCTGTTACTCCTTTACTAAATAAAGTTTGTACTATTTGCTCAATATCTTGCGTTCCGCTAACGTGCTGCACCTTTGGAGCGCTAAAGCTATTTACGATACTACCTAGCATACTGATAAGCATTTGTTGTACTTGTGGCTGTTGAAGCATACCGGCTAAAATACTGGACGGCGTTACTGGCTGCTCGGCTTCTTCTTCTTCTTCTTCGTCCGTTTCTAGTTCGGCCATTCTTTCGGCTCGTAGCGCCCGGATCTCGTTTAGTATCTCGTTATTAACTTGGGCCTGCTGGTTACTTACGCCGTAGCCTGCGATCATACCTAGCGGCGCTTCGTTTAGCACAAAAACTTTATTGATCGCTGGCGATACTCTTTCTTTGTCTTTGTCATTGTATAGACCTAAAACAAAATTGTTGTAATCGTCCGGCGCAATATAGGAAAGCTCGGTTTGTAGCTTGTCAAAACCTTCCTCTTTGCTTTTACCGTCATAAGCTCCAGTAATGTTTTTAGCCATTACTGAAAATCTAAATATCTTCCAGGCAGCCTGCGGCTGCTCGTTATACCAATTTAGGACGGCGCTTGCGCTTCGTAGTTGTGCTGTTGCAGCCATAGTTTTTTAGATATAGTAAACGCCAAAAACAAAGCTAATATTTGTCGTGTTAGCAGGAGCCGACGCGATAGTGATATAGCTCTTATCCCAGGTTATCTTTTGTCCGCTGAACTCAGGCAAGCTACGCACAAACGGCGCTGTAGCGGCTGTAGTGGCTTGGGTGCGGATCAGTGATACTAAAGGTATGCGAAACAGATCTTGGCGCTCGTTTGAATAGAGTACCAGGTAACTTTTTTGCATAATAGCTGCGGACGGCAAAGCGACGTTGTTAGGCGATACGGTTACTGTATCAACTGCAAACGTTTCCAGCGCCATCAGTGCTGTATAGCGTAGCTTAGGCAGATCTGGGAACGACCATTGCGTTTGTGTCTGTCCTGTTACTGCTACACCGGGAACCAGTAGCTCTACTAGTTCGTATTTAGCGGCCTTAAATGCCATTGTCTTAAATTTTACTTTTTTTGAAAATAAGGGCCGGCCGAAACCGGCCCTTTAAGTTTATACCCGAAACAGATTAACGTACAGGTGTAACGTTTTGTGCCAAGTGACCACGAAGAATAAGGATCGCGCGGCTGTTTGTTTCAACTGCGGCCATAGCTTGTGGTAACTGTACTTGCAGCACGTTTTGCTTTGATCCCACAAGAACCCAAGACGGTTCAATTGGATAAAAAGCATTTTCGCTGCCGTCGTTTTGATCTACAAAAGCCTGTGTGTTTGCAGCGTAGTAAGGCGCTGTTTGCGCTTGCTGCATAGGCACGTAGTAGTGACGGTACAAGTCGTAAGCAGGCACAATCTGACGGTTATTAACGGTCAAAGTGAGCGAGCTGTTATACCAGTTGAGCAAGCTAGTGGCTGTGTTTGCACCACTAAAAGTAATTGGGCTGGGATAAGTAAACAGCCGATAGTTACTTGCTGTAGTGCTGCTAGGAACAGCCACGAAAAAACCAATTTCCGATACACAGAACGCATCTTGGAGGTTTAACCGCTGTTCGGTGTTAAAGCTAGTAGTGTTTGAGCTACTAACATCGTTAGTAAGAACTGGGAACTGATAGCTTGTGATAGTAGTCGAAAGAGCTACTTCCAAGCGCAAATAAGACTGTGATAATACAGCCTGTCCGAGCGAAAAACCGGCGTTATTGATAGCCTGTTTCGCTTTTTCAAATGCAAGGCGTGAGCCTACTGTTGATGCCATTTTTTTGTTGCCCTGTTCGTACCGCCCAGGGCCGGGCTTTTAGATTAAATAAAGGTGAATACAGGTGATCCGTTTTTAGTACATTTCGTCGTCTTCCATTCCTGCCAGTACTGAAAGGTCGTCGCCGGCCATTACAGTATCGTCGCCAGCAATTACACTGATATTGTCAGGTATTTCGCCAACGGTTACAGGAAAGGTCATAGTGTCGTCCATTTGTCCCAGTGCAGGGATCAGGCCGCCTACTAGACCAGCGCCACCGGCAGCGATCATACCGTTACCGATAGCTTTACCCAGATCCCCTTTAAGGATCATTGGGAAAGCCAGTCCGATACCAAGTACAGCTGCGTTTTTGATACGCTCGTCGCCTACTGGGATAAACCCGGCGACCTTTTTACCAATTACAGCTCCGGCAATAATACCCAGGGCTGCTTGAATGTTGGCCTTGCCAACGGCTCCCATACGACGGCGTGAACTGCGGCGTTTGGTGCTTTTTCTACGTCTTGCCATTTTTCTAGTTTATAGTTGTTTTGTTACGTCCTAAATTACCATAGTAGCTGATCAGCAAAGTAGCCCGGCGATCCTTTCACTTTTCTATCTTTCTCGTGCCTGGCCTTGTAAAGTTTTCGGCGCTGATCTGCTACCTTTTTGCCGAATAACTTTTTGTACGTCGGATAGTCCAGGTAACCCCTGGCGCCAACGCTTGTTATGTAATATCCCTCTTTATCAAAGACGTCTATTTTTTTACCCTTTCTGCTGCTTGGCCGGATCTTTACGTTAAGGCGCCGGGCCTGGGCTGCTGTATAGGGTAAAATTTTATACATCAATCTACAAAATTACCTAGTTCAAATTCCTCTTTTGTTCTTATTGCATAGTCGCGCGCTAACAAATTTCTATCGTTTGTATTTAACAATTCAAACCACTTATCGCCACGACTGCCGAACTCTTTATGATATTTTTTCATTGCAGCTTCAATGTAATAACGCCACAATTTTGCTGCCTTATCAATATCGTATGTACCCTTTTTATATTTCTTACCTAAATTGATCAAAATAGGCTTACGCATTTGAAAATATAACTGGCTATCATTATCGGCGTACAATTCAATTTCTCTTGCTGCGTCGGGATCGCTAAAAGTCGGCATTTCGCCAATTCTTTTTCTTTTTGCTACCGTATAGCCATGAGTAAGTTTATAGCCTTTTTTTTCTAACTGCTTCCTTAGTTCTTTGCTTTTTACCTTAATACCACTAACGACACGAATATTTACATTGTGGCTCTTAGTATCGGTATGCATTTCGCTAGTGCGCTTGCTTTTTTTAGCTTTTACCTTTGTTGCCGTTGCT